GGCGGTTGGACTCCCGCTCGGCTTCGGCGGCTTCCTTGTCGGCGGCCACCTGGGCGTCCCATTTGCGTTGGGTGTGCTGGGCTCCTTGGTGGTAGCCGTAGCCACCCGCCAGAGCCAGCAGCACCAGCACGGCGCCAGCTTTGATGAGCCAGAGGGGCGGCGTCATGACACAGCCGCCAGCGCTGCGGCGTAGTTGGCTGCCCAGTGCTCGGGCCTGGGTTTCCCCGGGCGCCAGTTGCGCTGATAGCAGTCCCAGGAGGCGTCTGCCTCGCCCAGGGCCGGCAGGCGCTTCGGGTCAGTCATCAGCAGCAGCCGGCCGAAGGCGAAGGCAAGGACGTCGTCACTCGCCAGCTCGTCCCACACGACCGACGACAGAGTCGAAGGCAATCTGCGGCCGATGCAGACCTGAAGCGCAAGGTCACGGCTCGCCGGATGGCTCAGCACACCCGTGACACCGCCGCCGCGCTCGAACTGCAACAGCCCGTGCGCCGGCCCATCCCCGCCGCCGGCGACCTTCTGCACCCGCGTCGTCAGACCTGATTCCTGAAGCCCGATGGCCAGCAGCTGCACGCGAGCCTCGGGCGTGTTGGCCTTCGTCGGCAGCAGGGCAAGCGCCTGGGACAGCGCCCCAGCGTTGAACCCCTTGGCGAGATCAATTGCACCCATAGTCAACCCTCCTTCACTCGGGTTTTCACGATCAAGACCGCGAAGCCCGCGGCAATGCAGAGGTCGGCCACGCCGGGCGGCTGCGTGCCATGCAGCAATGGGGCCACCAACGCGCCGGCGGCGCCGAGCGACAGGAGCGCCCATGCGGCAGCCTTGAGCCACTCCGCCGCGCGCTGGCGTGGCGCCAATGCCGGCTGGAATGGATCGGTGCGCTCGGCCTTGTTGAGGGCTTCGATCAGGATGACGAAAGCCGACAGGCTGTGCAGGGCCAGGACTACGGCGTTCATGCGCGGCTCCCGAAGCGTTCGATTGCAGAGCGCAGGACCTGCTGGGCGCCAGCCCCGGCCACGAAGGACAGGGCCAGCAAGCTGCCGTCGGCCGCCGGCGTCAGCGGCGCCAGGTAACCGGCCGTCAAGCTGCTGGTCAGGGCAACGGCAATGCGCCGGCCGGTGGTTCGCAGAAGCTCCCGCCAGGTGTCGCCAGTGGACGGCACGCTGTTCAGCAGCACGATGGCCACCAGGGCGCCACTGAATCCCGCAACGAGCACATCAGGCCTGAGGCCCAATTGCACGCCGAAGGCGGTCAGGGTCGGCACGGCGACAGTGGCCGCCACCAGGGTGGAGGCGGCGGTCGAAACGGGTTCTGGCATGGGATGCCTTTCAGGCGGTGGGCGGCGTTGGCCAGTCGATGGAAGCGGGGAAGCCGGGTTGCTGGGTAAGATCGCGCAGCGCGGCGCGGTAGGCGAGCCAGGCGGCCGGGACGGCGGTGCCGGTCTCCATCGCTCGCATGACGACCCAGTCGCAGGCAGCAAGGCGCTGGTCGCGCTCGGCGCGCGCGGTGGGGGCATCCCATGACCGGACGACTGGTGGCGGCGTGTAAGGCACCAGCTGGCCCGTGGCGACGTCAACGCGCTGGGTCATCGGGTCGGCGTCCAGCTGCGTCGCGATGTGCCCTGCAGGCGTGTTCGCCTCGACGTCGGCGTCGTTGGACAGCAGCATTGCGCCGCGCTGCAGCACGCCGGTCTCGGCGTCATAGAAGCGGATGGGCCGCTGGAAGTTCCAGCGGCTCTGCTGGACCTCCTCAACGTCGGGCAGGCCAAGAGCTCCGGCGTCGCCGGCCTGAATGGTGGCTTCGTCGTTCATCTCTTGATCGCCTCCACCCGCATGGAGCTGTCGTACAAGGTAATCGCCGGGTTGCCGCTGGCGCGGTCGCTGACCAGCTTGAAGGTGAGCGACACGCCCGCCGTCGCGTTGAACGACGTCACGCAGGCAAACGTCTGACGGTTGCCGCTGTTGCTGATGCAGCCCCCGAGCGTGCTGTCTGAGCCACCGCCGGCCGAGACGGCCCAGCTGAGGAAGTTGCCCGAGTCGGGCAAGACCTGCGAGGCACCGATGATGGCCGTGAAGTTGATCTTGCAGTTGACGGGCGGCGTGTAGGTGAACGAGCGCTGCACGATGGGCCCGCTGCCGGTGCCCGCCCCGCCGAAGGCATAGGTGTCCTGAACGATCTCGGTGGCTGCGCTGCCAGCCAACTCGTTGGTGTCCACCGAACCGGTGCCGACGTATGGCTGCCACACGCCGATGACGCGCTGCCAGGCCTTACCGGTACCTGTGTCAAGCCAGTTCTCGCCATCCACGACACCGCCAGGTGAAACGGCGGGGTCTCCTGATTGACGATAGGTGTAGTTGCGGGTCGCGTTGTCGGCCGGCTTGCCGCTTCCAGATACGCCACCCCACGTCGCGAGCGTGCCGGACACTGCGTCAATCTTCGTCAACAGCGCCTGCCGCGCTGCATACACATCAGCGAACTTGCTCCTGAAGGTCGCTCCAACGATCGCAACATCCGAGCCAGGGATGGTGTTCCACCCAGAGAGCGTGCCGAGGTATGTCGTCAGCGCCGTGATGGCGTTGTCATAGGCGGTCTTCTCGGTCGTGATGCCGTAGGCCGTCGCCTGACCATCAATGCCGAATTGCTCGCCCGTGATCACCGTGTACTGCTGAACGACAGGAGGCTTCTCGCTCGGGCTGAGGATGCTGTCGCTTGCGATATTGGTCAACGCGGCATTGGCCGCATCCGCTGCAGCCTGAGCGGCCGCCGCAGCCGCTGAGGCGACGCGCGCGTCGGTGACGTCAACTAGACGGATGTCTTCGGCCGCCTGATTGATCGACGTGCTGCCAGTGCTGGACTGGAACAGCACACCGGCCCGGAAATAGGCCGCCGCGTCAGGAATCGGCCGCGCTGTGCCGGCGCCGAAGTCCGCACCGTAGCGCGTGAAGACATCAGCGGCCGGCAATCCGGCAAAGGTGTAGCCCGCATGGACAACGCCACCCCACCCCGTATCGGCTCCGGTCAACAACGTGCCATCCGCCTTGTACATGTCCACGATGAGGTACATGTTGCGGTCGTTTCCGGCGCCGGCATACAGCAATGCATCGAAGTTGTAGGTGCGCGCGGAGCTGATGGGGAAGTACTGCTTGGTCCATGCGATCTTGTCGCCGGGCGTGGCGCATGCGAAGTACTTGACGCCTAGAGCTCCTGGAGCAATCGACGGCACTGTCGACAAGGAGATGGCCGAATCCCACACCCAAGAGCTCGAGGCCTCAAGCAGCCCGGGATCTCCGTTCATCGTGCCTCGTGGGATGCCAGCGATGCTTGAAGAGCCGATGTAGATCGATGAGTCCACCGTCACACTGGTGCTCACCGGCGTGCTCAGGTTTCCGCTGCTGTCTTCATGGACCGCCCAGATCGTGTAGCTGCCCAATGCTGGCCACTGCCAGTCGTAGCTGGTGCCGGGTCGGTCAAACTTCAGCGGTGTGCCAGCGGCCCAGCTCGCGCCATAGCGCAGGCGAGTCAGGCTGTAGTCGACGTCAGTGCATTCATTCCAGCTGATGCGAACTGCGCCAGGAACGACGGCCGCTGCAAGTCCTGCAACGTTAGACGGCGCGGCCGACTTGCCCAGCACCACATGCGCTTGCTGTACCGCCCATTGCCCAACGACCAACTTGTTTCTGGCGCGGATAGTCACCGCATAGGCGCAGCCGTCCTGAAGCCCGCCCAGATAGACCTGCGTTTCCGTGCCGGCGACGGTCGCCGCCACCTGCTCGTCGGTGAAGAACCGGCGGGCAACGACCTCAATGGCGCCACCATTGCGGACTGCTTCGTCCTGGACTGCTGCCCAGGTCACAAGCATGCGCGAGACGATGGTGCCGTCAGACTGCTTCAGCAGTTGGGCCGTGCCGCTCTGGATGGTGGCGATGGACAGCGCCGGAACAGTGAACGGGTCCGGGAGCGCGGTGTTGGGCGCTGGGTCTTGCCGCGTGAATTCTGCGTCAGGGTCGAAGACGCTGGCGTCGGTTTCCTTGAGGGTCAGCACGACGCCGCCAGACTGCGTCATCTCCGTAGCCAGCACCTCGAAGACCTTGGCATTCCAGCCGAAGCGCGGCAGGGTGACGTAGACGAGGTCGAAGACCTCCAGCGGGTAGGCCTTGAACTTGCACGGCAGCTTGACCGTCAGCGCCTGCCGGCTCTCCCGCATCATCACGCCGCAGATGTGCGAAGCGTGGTCGACGTCGGTCACGCCCTCGAGGGTGATCTCCTGCGGGAGTTCCTGCCCGTCGAGGTCAATGTAGGCAGCCGCAGGGACGCGCGCCTGCGGAGCCTGGGTGTAGTTCGCCGCCGAGTTGTAGATCGTCGGGGTGATGACGTTGACGCGCTCGGAGCGCGGCAGCGTGCCCACGATCTCGATGTCACCGACACCCGAGAGCCACGATTCGGTGATCGTGTCCACCGGCGAGCGGTAGGCACCGGCGCGCACACGCAGTTTTCCGCTAGACCATGCCCATTGCCCGGCCATGCTCTCGACGATGGCCGCGAAGTTCTCGGAGGCGTCGGCCGTCGTGTCCAGCGCGATATTGCAGGTGTACATCGGGCGCGACGTGTTGGTCACGACACCGTCCTGGTTGCGAGTGCTGAAGGTATGCGTGACGTCGCATGCATTCGCGGCCGATGTGAAGCTCGCGGTGTCGAGCTCGTCATCAGCCGCGCCGCCGCCAGCGGAATACCGGGCCCAGTCGTCAGCGATGACCGCGCAGTTCTGCGTCCAGGCCGTCACGCCGGTGCGGCGGTCATAGACCTTGGCGCCGCGAATCAGGGCGGAGATCTGCGGGATGCCCTGCGGGTAGGCGTCCTGGCTGTACTCCAACGTGACAAGCAGGCAAGCAATGCCTTCAAAGCGGTGCTTTGCGCTCTGGATCAGGGATGGGAAGTTGCCGACAAGGTAGCCGCTCAAGTCCTGGCCCGGGGCGCCGGTGAACTTCTGAACGCGCGCCTTGCTCTGCGCGGCGCTGCCCTGCAAGGCGATGGTCACCGTGCGGCCAGCCAAGCTCGGGCCGCCGCTGACGATGATGGTTGTGCCCCCGACGACGGTGAAGCTCACCGGCACAGAGGTGCCGTCGGACTGCGTCACGTAGACGGAAACGGAGCCGCTGAGCAGGCTCAGGCCAATGCCCCAGAAGCCTCCAGAACTCGGCGTGAAAGAGCCATTCCCGCTGCCGTCGAGGGTCAGGTCCTTGAAATGGGAGCTGACGTTGGATGTGTTCCACGGTGAGGTGGTGACGTAGCCGCTGCCATCCAGGCCGACCAGGACGTCGCCGAAGTAGACACTTTCGATCGCGTCCACCTCGTGAGCGGCGAGCGCGATGACCATCTGCAGGTACTGCTTCTTGTCGCCGTAGGTGCCCTTGAACAGGATGCCGTCGGCGTTGCGAACACGCCCGTAAATCCGTGAGCGCGGAGCGTCCACGAGGCTGACCGTGATGGAGCGGTCTTTCTGCGCCGCGTTGTAAGCGTCCTTCGCCTGCCGCGCTGCGCGGCGAGCCTGGATGGTGCTGACAATGATGCTGATCTGACCGATGACGGCCGCCGCAGTGGTGATCCAGCCAACAGTGGCCGCAATCTCCAACGCTGCAAATACAACGACAGGCGGCATTACTCGCACCTCCAGGCCATCAAGGCCGCGTCAGAAGGCAGCGTTTCCAACTGGTCAAGACCTGGAGCAATCCAGTTGGTGCCACTACAAAGCGCCAGGCTTTCGCGGCCTTCAACCACGACGAGGCCCACATCGCCGGTCTGTGCGAGCGCAGGCAAGATTTCCTCGCCGAACCGCGAGCCGCCGATGGCGCGCATGCCGCCCAACTTCTTGACGATGCGTGCGGCCGCGCGCTCGGTGCGGTAGCCCCGCACGTCGGCCGCCGGGTCGCGGCCAGTCATGGCCTGCACGGCATCGCAGACGAAGAGGCAGCAGTCGTGCTTGCCCCACTCGAAAGCACGCGCGCGGCGCTCCGCCAGGCAGGCAGCCAAGCGGCTCTGCCAATCTCGAAAACGTGCCATAGCTCTACTGTTTGAAGTACTCGGCAGAAGGCCAGATGTCCTGGTGGTTCGCCTGGCTCACGAGGTATTCGAGGCAGCGGTCTGCCGTCGTAGGAGGGGATGCGCCGGGGTGCAGCCGGCGCTGGCTCGCGTCCGTGTAGCGCTCGCCCTTGGGCCGGGCGAACACGATGCCGCGGTGCTCGGCCGTCACGGCGATGGAGGTGTCATCCAAGCCTTGCTTGATCGGCATCTGGTCCAGCTGACCAGACCACGCGCTGTCCACCCAGACCAGCGCCTGGGTGTCCGGGTGCATGAACGCCACGTAGAGGTTCATGCGCTTGCCGGTGATCTCGGTGGACATGGCCAGCGACAAGTATTCGCTCGGCACGCCGGACAGCGTGGCGGTGATCTTGTCGACCGTGCCAGCAGCGCTCTTGACGACATCCAGGGAGACCTTGCGGCCGCCAACGTAGGTGTTGCCGCCATAGACGATGTCGACGGGCGATGTGTTGACGTAGACCGGGGTGGCGAGCTGCAGCTCAATGAGCAGAGCCATGTCGAAGCCGACGCCAAGCAGGCCGGCCATTCCAGCGGGGACCGTCTTCACGGCGACTCCACCAGGTCGATCATTGAGCGGCCAGAAACACCTTCCGAGAAGGAGGTGCTGCAGGTCTTCGACGGATAGATGAACGTTGCGGTCGGGTGGTCCCATGTCACCGGCGAGCCGGAAGACACGGCCGCGCGGATGCGGTTCACCAGGGTCACGGTCAGGGTCCCGCCGACAGGGTCGCAGTCGAACAGGGCCCGGCACAGTTGATTACCTACGCCGATGAAGTCGCCAGCCTTCAGGCCGCCGGTCGTGGTGATCTGTAGCGTGCTGTCACCGCGCGACGCAGCAGCCGCCAGGGTCGGAGTGCCGCGCATGGAGCCCTGAGGCACCGGCCTGAGGAAATGGGGCACGCGCACCTTGTTGATGCCGCCGGCCATGTGCTCCCAGAAGGCCGACAGGGCGCCGGAGTCGCGGTCGAACTGTGGCGGGTAGCCGATGGACAGCGTCCAGAAGTCGCCTGGGAAGCCGACGGCTTCAATGCTGCCGTCAAAGGGGCTTCGGAACTGGACGCCGGCCTTTGTCGTGCCCCACTCCATCGTCTCGGGCTTCAGGGCCACGGGATAGTCATAGACAGCCATGCTCAGGCCCTCCCGCCGGGGCGGCGCGCGTCGGCCATCACCGAGGCCTTGATCTGCCGCTGAAGCTCAGGGATCAGTGCCACCAGTTCCCCACGGGTCACGCCGGCGCCGACGTTGATGGTGATGTTGGGACCCAGCGAGGCTTGGTCCAGCGGCATGACCTTCCCGCCCTGGTTGCCCATCGTCAGGTAGTCCCGACCGCCAACTCGCGCAATCTCGGGGATGTCGCGTTCGTTGACCTCGTAGGTCATGCCAGCAGAGACCGGACCGCCGATGGCGCGGCCGCCGCGCAGGCTGTCCGGCAGGTAGGCGCCACCGTTGATGCCGCCAACGTCTCCGGCCACGCTGGTATCGACCGACAGGCCGCCGCCCGTGAAGGCGTTGAAGGCAAGACCCAAGATGGAGCCGATGCCTGAGCTGTAGCCGGCGATGATGCGGCGGGCTTCAACCCGGGCCATCTCAGTCAGGATCGTGTCGGCCAGGCTCTTGAAGTTGAGCTTCCCGGTCTTGATGAACTGGGCCAGCGTGTCTTCCAGGCTGGAGAAGGTCCGCTCATAGGCCTCCTGCATAGTGCGGGCCGTGTTGCGGTTGGTCTCCGCCCAGTTCGCCAGGGCTTCAGCCGCACCCACGGACGCGTCCTGTTCCTGGGCGCGACGCTTGGCGTAGTAGTCGTCGTACTCGGCCAGGGCCTTGCCCTTGAACTCGCTGATCAGGCCCAACTGACGGTCGAGGTCCGCCTGCTGTTCATCGGTGAGCCGGTCGCCCTGCTTCGTGTAGAGCGCGCCGAACTCTGACTGCACCCGGCGGCGGTCGTCGTCGTACTTGTCCTGGATCTGGGCGCGGGCAGAGCGGCGAGCACGCTCCTCGGCGCCGAGGCCGAACCCTTCAATGTCGCGGCGATTCGCGCGCTGCAGGGTGTTGAGGTAGTCCTCGGCGGCGTCGCGGCTCTGCTGGTATGCGGCGACGAGGGCGCGCTGTGCGCTGGCCTGCTGAAGCGCAAGGGTGGTACCAGTCGTGGCCGCCTTGTTCTGCAAGACCACGATTTGCTCGATGTTGTCCTTGATGCGCGTCTGGATCGCAATGCGCTCGGACGAATTCAGCGCCGGGTTGTTCAGCAGGATCTGCTGCGCCTTGTTGTCCTCCTCGAGGATGCGGCGCTGGGCTTCTGCGTTGAGCTTCAGGAAGCCAATCTTGGCGTTGTAGTAGTCCTGCTCACCGACCAGACCTGCTTGCCGGTTCGCCTCAAGCAGCTGCTCCGCATCCTGGTAGGCAGAGACAAGCGAGTTCAGGTTGCGCTTCGTGTCGTCGATTCGGGCGATCTGCTGCGCCTCGCTGGCGCCAGGATCGAACTGCCGGCGGACCTGCACGATACGCGCCTGAATCTCGGCTTCGGTCTTGCCGGCGGCCAGTCCTTCATTGCGCACGCGGACGATGGCCTTCTCAAGCTGCTCGCGGCTCGTGAGGTACTGAAGGCCCTCGGCGTCGAAGTCGGCGCGCGCCTTCAGCTGGTCGTTGGAGACCTTCTGCGCTGCCGCGGACTCCTGCTCGCGCAGGATGCGGCGCGACAGCAGCGAGATCTCGTCCTGCAGGTCCTGGGTCGCCTTGCCGTCCTTGATGCCAATCGTCGAGTTCTTTTCGCGACGCTTGGCCAGCTGATCCTGAAGCGCGGCGAGGCGCTCGG